CATCAAATGCTATAGGATTACCATTCTACCTAGTATAACCTCCTTCTGTTCCAAGAGCAAACTTAGGTAGCCCAGCTTCATACTATGATTCCCCAGTCTCCTTCCAGAGTTTAAATCTATTTCTAAATGCAGTTGGATCTTTCATAGCATCATATTAGCTTCTGCTGTACATCTACGTTTAATCCCATTCTGATATTGTTTAGCAGCCCATGTATATCTGTTAGCTATACAATCATATAAGGCTTTATTATTCTCTTCATTAGGATTATTAGCAGCTACTACAGCAAGTGACAGTATCTTCTTCTTAAACGTATTAGGGCTTATATTATAATATGTACCAAACAAGCCATCAAGCTGACCTTGAGTAAGCTTATCTGTTAAGCCCCACATAATCTTAGAGAACTCAGCAGCTTTGGAGGCAATAGCATCACCTCCAAACTGTTCGTTCTATTTCTTCATATCAGCACCCTCAAACTGATTAATGTGCTGTATTATATTATCTGATGGTTTGTACGTCATAGTAATATTTTATTTACCAGCGGTGCCCCTCTGTTTCAATTAGGTTTCTTAAGAAGTCTTTTATGTCTGGAAGTTTTATCATATCTTCAGCACCGTTTCCCTTCTTTGCGGCTTTTAGTTTGAGTTTGTCGTATTGTCTTTGAGCACTCTGTGAATAGTTCTAAATATTCTGATCAGCCAATCGTATCTTCGCCATGCTAGGTCTTCCAGAAACCACATGTCTAGCATCGCCGTCCTCCAACATTTTTTGCATATTGAACGATTTCCTCTGGCTCTTATACACGCCCTAATTCCTATCTTCAACCTTTTCCCTATAGTACTCCATAGATCTTTGCTGTGTTGTTTTCCTTGGCGCAATCTATCGTACTGACGGTTTTGTATAAGCGTTTGTTGTTACAACAGGCTGTCTAAGTCCGTGTCTAACCATAACATCATAGGGGTATCGCCAATCTTCAGAGATGCCGGGTTCAACAGCGGTATTTACTACATAACCAGGATTATTTTCAAGAAACTATTTGTACACTCCTTGCTACTTTAGATCCCTTATATAATCTTGAGCAGCAGCACTCTCGGCAGGATTTGCAACATAGTTTTCATATTTATTTGCGACATTCAAACTTCTAAACATCTTTGGTGAAACTCTTCCAGGAGTCGGGGCAATTCCAGTCTGCATATACGGATTTAAATCAGCCGCAGTTATTCCTATGATCGGAAGAGAATTTATAAACGCCGTAGCGGCATTGTATAAGTTCCCAATTGAAGGTCCTGCGTTCCAATACTATTGTGCAATGTTACGCTGCCGTTGACGTTCCTATTCTGCTAATAATGCATAATTGATTTGCGGTTCCATAATTACTTCTATATACCTCCTTCTATTCTGTTAGCAACTAAATTAGCTATCACGTCTTGTATAAAAGCATCGTTGGTATTATTCAATACGGCCGTACATATGACAGTTAATAGATAATGATTCTATTTTGTAAGCTCTAAGAGCTCTTGTTCCTCACTTCTTGTCATAATTACTTCTCTCCTGATACTTTATTAGCTCTAGCTGTACGAGCCTTCAAACGCTCGCGTTCCATCGCAGCGTCATCTTTTTGCTTCTGCAAATCCATCTCATGCTTCATACGCTCACGCTCAAGTTCGATCTTCTTATCTTCGATGTTCTTTTTATACTTCATCTCACGATCTTTGACAAACTCTCCAGAACGTATCTTCTGCTGTTCCATAGCAACTTTGTACATTTCTTCTGGATCAGGAGTATTGTTTTGATTAATATCCTTCTCCTCGGTACCTCTATAAGTAGATATTTCAGCTACGGCAATCTTAGTCTGGTTATCGGCATCAATCTTATATCTCTCAAGATCCATCTTAGCCTCTTCAAGCATAAGCTCCTGTTCACGCTGTTCATTCTGCATCTGTTGCAGCTGTATAGCCTGTTGTTGTTCAGCTTCTTGTTGTTGACGCATCTGATCCTCTTGACGCTGTTGCATCTCTTGAAGCTTCTGTTTAATGATGTTGAAGTTGTCGTTCGTAAGTACTTCAGCCGCTTCTAACAAGCTAGCACCATTCTGCATAGCTGGCTGTATAAGCTGTTGTAGTTTCTGTATGTTCTCTACATCCTTAGAAGTATCACTTACAAATACATCCATATCCTCATAGAAGAACTTATCAGCAATGTCTATATACGCCCGTTCTCCGTTATCGAATATGTAACTAAGCTTCTTCTTACCTGTCTGAGACCAAGCTCCCTTGGCCGTATCTAAGAGCATGCTGAGAGCATGACGCTTGCACTGATTATGAACCCAGAACAAAGGCTCAGTGATGTGTGAAGATTGTACAACAGAACGCTCTACATTACCTACAAGCTCATGCTGCGATATAGCTCCCATACGCTGTTCTGTGATACCTGAGATTGTACCAGCTAGCTGTTCGATCTTATCCATCAGCTGTATGTACTCAGCGATGACATTAGACATAGTAAGATCATCTGAGTGGAACTGATTAAATGCAGCAGCTCTAGTACCGCTAGGATCACTGGGGTTACCTTCGTACGGATTCACGAAGTTGACACCAACAGCTGATAAGTAGTGCATCCATCGCTCGGGAGTAATACCCATAGACTTCGGTATCTGTGTGATATCTACAGTCAGCACCTTACCTTTATCTCTAGCAATAGCCAAGTCCAATCTATACCACAACACAATATACATATACTGCAGTGGTTTAAGAATGCTCACCAAGCTCCTAGGTCTACTATTAGTATTACTATATATAGCGCCTGTATAAGGCAGTTTCTGGCTGTTAGGATTGTCTATAGAGACGTGTTGGTATTCTATAGGCTGTATACCAAAGAATAGATCAGAACCAGCTCTATAGCCCTCCCAGACCTCTACAATCCAGTCTGGCGTTACGTCTATCTCCATGCCAGTCTTCTTGTATGTCTCGTCAGCTATCTCAGTCTGTACAGTGCCGGTTTCATCTTCATACGTAACATAGAATATCTTCTTGAAGGACTTCCAGCAACAATGCCACACGTTTATATGATGTCTACTCTTCTGATCATATATGGGATTATCGTATATACGTAACTGTATACCAAAGTTGTCTACAGGATCTTTATCTCCCATATCATTTGAAGGTCTACCGGTAAGCATCTCATTAAGCTTATTTAAGTCCTTCTCAGAGAGTTTATCATAGTATCTGTCATATATTGTAGCTACGTCCATTCTCATGCGTCTGCAGCACCAAGAACCATCTTCTACAAATTCTAAGTCTGGTGATTGGTCGTAAGCAAAAAACATTGGGTTTACTCTCTCTAAGTAAGGTTCATCGTTCAATACGCCTACGTAATATATCTCTGTGCCAGCTATAAGGGCATCTTTCCAACCCTTGATAAACTCGTTATCTAAGCTGAGCTTCTCTCTCAAGTATGCAAGTGTATGATATGCTGTGTTTTCTATAACATCTTTATAATCCTTCTGCATATACTTAGCAATAGCTTCTGGCGGCATTACTTCACCGTTCTACAACTGTTGCTAGAACTGCTGTGCTTCTTCAGGGCTCATACGCGATGTAATGGCTGCCATAATGTATTGCATGAGCATTTCTTTTTCTTTATCCATTAGCTCTGAAGCAGCTTCCTACGATGTCCTAACAACCCTGAAGTTCAAAGGCCTCTTTGTCTCTTCACCTATAAGGAGGTCCACCTTAGGCCGTATTATATTGAAGTCTTGAGGAGTTGCAGGAAATCCATCTTCTACTTTGAAGGGATTTGTAACGCGTTTAAAGTCCTTTTCATCAAATATTGAATTATAAAGATTATAGTAGGTCTCAAGCTCTCCGAATCGTGTCTTCTGCATACCACCTGACACGACATTACCTTCCCCTATTATGTAGTTTACACAATCATGCTGCCACTGTTCATCTTTCTTCTTCAACGGGAGCTTCTATTGTGGGAAAGTCGAATTGTATAAATTATCTTCTACTCTAACCATCTTTAAAAACTAAATATAGGTATATCATCTTGTACCTATTCTTCAGCCCAATATCGCTAGCTGAATAAAGGTAGTTCGAAGAGTTCAACCTGTTTATTTTCTTCTTTTGCAGCGGCTACCTTAACCTAGTATAGTTCTTCTCTGTATATCATAACCATACATAGAGCTATTACACGGTCTACGTTCTTTACACCGTTTGTTGTAATCAGCTCTTCCAATAAAGGCTCGCTGTATATTCTTTCTAGATTCGGATGTCCTGGCTCAAATTCTTCTAATAGCCACTCTAATATAAGGCCTTCGCCATACTATCGTATTTGCTTAGTCATATGACATCCTTTTCTTCTTTGTACCTTACTGTCTTTAAACAACTCGGAGATCACTTTGTCTGGCTAATCTGCAAGTAAGTAATCGCAATGTTTGTTAGTGAAGTAAGGGTATATTCCTTTGCGCTCGTTCTCAAACAATAATCGAGCGTTGTAAAATGTGAGGAGTTTTCTTACATTTTCATAATACTCCTCTGCGGTAGCAGGACGACCGCTATATTCTGCCACTATAACATCATTCCATGCCTCTCCCGCTTTAAATCTTTTATATATAAATGTAGATCCCAATGAATTTGTAAATGAATCGTCGTGGTCGTAAGGATCACAATTGTGTGTCATTATACTATCGCACAAGAATGTATGTGTTTCGCAATCAAAATTATATACTGTTCCTGTATACAGTGATTTTTCAACGCTTCGTATCTTAAAATATATAAACTCGTTGTCTTCTGACAATCTACATTTTACAGATGTTACATTCTTCGACGGTTTTATATTCAGTAAAGTGCGCAGTTTTCTACTGTGCTCGTCATTATCGAAATACGAAGCAAATATTTTTGATTGTGTTTGATTGGCTTTTAATACGTACGAAGGTTTGCATAAATAACTATGACCTTTTATAATACTGGTGTGATAGTCCGTACGTTTTGTAAAAGATGTTATCACTCCCATTCCAAACAACATGTCTTGTACGGAATGTAATACCTCTTCGTTAATACTTGCGAATGACATGTTTACATATAAATCCTTCCCTTTTGATATTGTATTGCAACATCCATCTGCATCAAGATATCCTAAAATAAAATACTTTCTATACTCAAATGGTAAAAATTTAACCCATTCCGGAATCTTCTTGCCGCTCGCAAGTTTTCCAAAATTATTATCCAAGAATTCAACCAGCCATTTACAGTTAAAAGATTGCGTTTTACAGTGGTCAGAGGAAAGCCGAGGTTTTCTGTTAAATAATTCAGATACAATTTGTATGTACTTATTTAAATATTCGTCCTCGTCATTTCCAAATACACCGTAAATCTTTTTGTCTTTTCCTCTACTTGTACAAAATCCATCACCAACCCAATGTCCAACAAACCACCAAAAATCTTTGTTTTCAAATAGTTCATTTTCCACGGGAATCTCCTTTTTGTAAACATTTGGGACTTTGGTCCACATACCGCTAACCGCCTGTGACACTTTTATAAATTTATATTCGCCGTCTTGTTTATTCGATAAATACAACGGATGTTCTTGCGTGAATTTTGTACGCCTTCTAGTGTTTTCCATCGTTACGGTATATACCGGTTCGTTTACCTTTTCATATCGCAACAATGTATTTATAGGAACAAGATCTCCATTCATGCTGACTAATTTATCTCCTAAGCCCACTTCCTCAACGTTAACTCGTCCACGTTGAGTCCAGACCTTTTCGCCTGGTGTAAGACAACCTGCAATATATAGTCCAAATGGGGGATCTTGAACTGGGTATTCCCAAATAACTACGCTTCCATCAGGTTTTTTATCTTTATCTAAAGGATATACAGTAATATCTCCCGTCTTCTTCTCTGTAGCAACCACTTGACCGTTTCCGTCCCATGACAAATCTACAATATGTTTCATATTCTTTAATTTTTCACTGGTTCTTATTCTGCTTAACTATTGCATCAACAGTTTCTTTGGAAATATATTAGAGCCTATTTCCAAAATAGACTCTTGAGGAGTTAAGCAATTTTCGGCTATATAACGGTCGACAGTTACCTATTCGGATGCACCTTCTTTAACTTTATTACGCTCATCAATCTAGAACTATACTGCTTTCTGCATCAAAGAGTTACCGTCTTCGTCCATATAGATTCGATGACCTTCTTCATCTTTAGTAGATAAATTTGTCCACGACGGTACAAAGAATGCGCATCGAGTATGTTCCGCTTTTTCATCCCATATATTCGGAAAGCTAAGTATATTATAGCCGTCTGGATGATAGAACATTTCTTTCAATCCGTCAAAGTCTGCTTCTTCACCACCGGTACCATACGCTATCTGCATGCCGAAAGCAACGCCAGCTTCTTCTACGGCGGGTCTAGCTATTTGCCAAGCTTGCAAAATATCTTTAAATTTACCTG